GTAGCGGACATTTCTTTTAATTTTTTTCTAATTATTTCTTTAAGATTACTCATTTACAGTTTCTAATTCATTAATTAAGTCATAATACTGTAACAAATCAACTAAATCATTATCTGTAATCTTAACATTTTTCAATGGTGGGGTAATAATGGATATAATTTCGTTAATTTTAATTTTTGTAACTTTATTTTTTGTTTTTTTATTCAAATCAGCTAATTCTGTTTTAATTTCATTTATTTTATTAGTATAAAATTCTTTTAAACGAGATGTATTATCTACTGATGTAATATATTCTTTTAAGATTGTTTTTTGATTGGTATGTAATGTATCATATTTTACATTAAAGCTCTCTAATAACATTTTATATGCTATAAAACGAACATCTTTATCTGATTTTTCAAATTCACTCATTACTTCATCTTTAATTTTAGTTGCTTTAATTTGAGCAGCTGTTAAGTGCTCTAATATAGTAACTTTATTATTGATGATTTGTTCTGGGTCTACTTGGTTGGTTAAATTGGATGTTTCTAATAATGTATAGAATGCAGCGTGTACTTTATAGTTAGGTAATTTGTGGTTAAAAAATTCATTTAAATCGTAATGATTTTGAATTTCTTTAATTAAATTATATTTTTGTCTTTTAATAACACCTCTATTTAAAGATTTAGATGAATCCAGCAATGTATTAGTGATAATATTTGCTTTAGTTTCAGTTAAAGATGTTTTTTTTAATAGAGTTTCATATAACTTGTACTCACGACCTAATTCCGTTTTAACGAAATATTTTTTAAGTATATTCGTTGCCTGTGAATCCTTACTATCTAATGTATCATTAGTGATTTGGCGAATTAAGAGCTCAAATAGGATACCAGTATTTTTATACTTGGAATGATTAATTTGCATTCTATTATATTTGTTTATTTATAAATATATGGAGCTTATTTACTCTCGTATCTGTGATTCATCTAATAATGAATTTCCTTTAATATCAGCTTCAAAAATCATTTGTTTCTTTTGATTTTTAATATCATTAAACATTTTAGAATTTTTATTTCTAGTGGTTTTTGTTTCTAGCGCCAATGGAGATCCACCTTGATATTTTGGTTTAGTTGAATCTGATTCATCATTATCTTTTTTCATGCCTAATGCTCCAATTCTATCTTTGCCAAAAGCATTATCTTGAGTATTTCTATCAGTTACCTTTTCTGCTGGTCTGCCTAGAGTTTCTTTTTCATCATATCCAACAGGGACTTCACCATCTTCATATCTACTTCTACCATATAGGGAAGCTAAATCATGTGGTGTTCCATAAGATTTACCTGTTTCTAACGGGTCATTACCTTCGTTTTCAATTTGAGTTATTCTAAACTTACGTTTAGCATCTTGAATAAGTAAGTCTCTATTTTCATCGTATTGATCTTCACTTAAATGGAATATATTTTCATATATCCAATCTGTAGACATAATTTTTTGCTCGATCATTTGAGCAGCTAAATCTACTTTTTCTTTTAGTAAAGCAACTCTTTCTTGATCGTAAATAATAGATGGGGTTGTTAATGAAAGAGTAAAATTAGTTAAACCTTCATCTGTGTATCCTTGCGCGTATAAATGTACTAATGCGATTTTAGTTAATTCAGATACCATAATGCGTTGTATGCGTTCAACTGTACGAGCAAAACGAATATCTTCAGCCGCTAATGTAGCTTTACCTGTTAAATCTTTTTCATAGCCCATAAATGCTTTAGGTACTTTTAAAGCAGCAAATAATTTGTCTCTTAAATACTCAACATCTTGGATTCCATCATACTGTAAACCACCTAAATTATCTATTTTAGTTGCTTGATCTGTTCCTCTAACAGGAATATAAAAATCTTCAAGCAAGTTTTGCATGTTGTATTTTAAATTGTAATCACCTGTTTCTTGATCAATGTATGGAGTACGTTTCATTTTTGAAATCGTTTTCTGCATAAAGTTTTCTACCTCAGCAGGTGCAATATTTCCTACATTAATATAAAATATACGTTTTTCTGGTGCTCTAACAATTCTATGGATTAGCATTGCATCCTCCATCATAGTGTATTGTTTAAATAATTTACGTCCTGGTTCTAAGTAAGATCTACCATAAGGTAAAAAGTTAGTATCCGTTAATAAACGGAAGTGAGCCATTTCATAATTATCAAAATAAATAGCATTTGCTTGATTTGCAGAGTTTGGAACATTGTAGAATCCATAACTTGAGGCAGCTGTAATTCCATCTGGATCAAATTTAAATCTTATAGATGCAGGGTGTTCTTTATCGTATCCATCTTGTCTTTCAATATGAAATGCATTGTATGGGATAACATTATATACACCAAATTTTTCTGCTATTTCTAATTTTAAAAAGAAATCTCCATATTTCAACATATTTCTAACCCATGGCCATAGATTAAATTCTATATTTAATACATCGTAAAATAAATTGTATAGTATTTTTTGTACATCTTCATCGGAGCTACGTATTTGAAGTACTTCTCCCATATCATTACGTAATGTACTTTCATCAGCAATTATATCTAAAGCAGAGGCGACAATAGCATCTGTATCCATTGAGTCATATTCAGAATAAAGCGTAGGGCGTATTGTTTGATAGTTGAAACTACTTTGGTATCCATAAATTGAAGTGTTTGAGTTTGTAAATATTCTAGAAAATCGGTCTACTAGAGAATTTGTTTCATATTCTCCTGAAACTTGTATTTTGTTGATGTCAAATACTTTTAGTTTATTATCTCCTTCATTTCGGATAATAACATCAGTTGAAAATAAACGTTGTAATCTTTTAAATAAGCCTGTGTCTGCCATGATTTGTTTTTAAAGTAACCAAGAAATATCTTCTTGTTCGTTTGAATAAGGGTTATCAATATTAAATGGATTGTTATTGTATTTGTCTGCATATGCTGCCCCAGAAGAATACCCACCCGAATATTTAGCGGTATTAGTTGATATAGCGTTAAGCATGCTTCTAGTCATATCCATATTTGACTGTCTAAATTTAAATGAGGTATCACGTAAATAACAACCTATAGCAAACGCCATCATTAAGTCATCATTGTAGCCTGATTGGGCTTCTGCTCTACCATTTCTCCATATAAATACTTTCATTTCCTCTAGTAATCGATTAGAGTAAAAAGTAACTCCTTTGTCTTGTATTGCTTCTTGAAATTTACCAATAGCAATAGGTCGAGTATTTGTAGTCATAGAGAATCCAGGTGTCATTCTACTTGTATCCATATATGGATCAAAATAAGAATCTGTACTCATATTTCCACCTTTAGGTGAATAGTAGAAGTTTTGGTAACCTCTATCTAAAATAGTTTGAATAGTAGACCATCCTATATTAGAATTTTCTACTGAAAGTAAAGCATTATTATATTCTGTAGCCATGCCTACTAGCATATGACCATATTCTTTTGTACCAATTTGTCCCCTATATTCCCCTACTTGAGTAAATGTTTCTACATCAAATATGTGAAATGCAGAATAATCTTTTCCATCTCCTCGAGCTACATCAGCCGCAATTAAATAATTTTTTGAGTAATCTGCAGGTTCCCAAATCCATAGATTTTGGTCTACTCCACGTTTTTCTAATGGATCTTTTATAAATGTTTTTTCGTAAAATGTTATATCTTCAGGATAAAATACAGTATCTCCAGATGTAGAAAAGTCACAGTCACATTCCTGTGCTGCCATTCTAATTCCTAAGTCAGAATCTTGTCTATCTCTCCATACTTGATCTCGTTCAGGGTGAACTTGCCAAGGTAATCTAATTGGTAAAAAACTGTTTTCTGCCATTTCTGCAGCAACCCATGTTTGATGAAACCAATTACCGGTACCATAAGGAGTAGATAAAGCAATACACCCACCACCTGTAGCTAATGTTTGCTGTGCTGAAGCCCATATTTCTCCAATATTGTTAATGAATGCGGCCTCATCTATAATTAGCAAAGAAACGGCTTCTGAACGACCTGCATCACTGGATGCTGCTGTTGCTTTAATTTGAGATCCGTTTTTTAAACGTAATGTTAATTTATTGTCTTCGGTAGGTTTATCTTTTTCTTTAAGCCAAGAAGGTAAACTTTCATACATGAACCTTACTTTGGTAACCATGTTTTTAGCTGTTTCTTGTTTTGTAGCAATACAAAGTATATTTTTATCTTGATGAAAAATCATCATCCACAAAGAATAACCCGCACATAAAGTTGAAATTCCTAGTTGCCTAGATTTCAAAACCATTGAGTAAGGATTTTCTTGAAATAAAGTTAATACTTTTTCTTGGAATTGGTAAAGATTAAATTGAATTCTACCACGTTTTGGATGTTGAATGTAGCAATACTTTTTCATAAAATATGCCGGAGATGTTGCACATCTTACATATTCTTCTCTTATCGCTTTTTTTAGATCTTCAGCCATTACTTAATTAATGTCAATGTAATAATAGTAAGTATGGAAGCCACGAATCCCCCACCAAGGTATTTAAGTCCTGTTTTTAAACGATTATTTTTCTTAGTTAATTTAGTAACATCTTTTTCAAGGCTTGATATTATTTCGTCTTTTTTAGTAGAAATTTTATCGTAATTGTTTATTTGACTAATATAATTTTGTTCTTTAACTATGTAAAGTGTAATAGTACTATCTTGAGTACTAATTTTTTCGTTTAATTGCCAAACTAATTTATTGGTGATTTTTAATTCTGCTATAGCTGAATCTCCCCTAACTAAGTCAATTGCTATCTGTTTTGCTTTATTATATGAAAAGCAAATTTTACTTGTATCTTTCTGTGAAAAACTCGTTAAGTTCAGAAGGAGAAGAACTATTAATATTTTTAATTTTGTTAGCATAATATGTGCGTGTTTGTGTTAGCTCTTTTTCTGTAATTTTAATTTCTTTATTTAATGAATCTGTAATTAATATTTGTTTATCTATATCTTTATTTAATTCAAGTTGAGATTTTTTTAATTTACTAATTTCAACTTGTAAACTGTCTATTTCCTTTTTTTCTTTATCATATGTGTTGACAAATGTTGGAGTAACATTACATTTAAGTAAAAATATTGTTAACAACAAAAGTATCCCACCTATAATAAGATGGGATAACTTTATTTGAAATATTTTATTTTCCATTTTATTTTATCTCATCTTCTATACTTGAGATTGTATATGGATTAACTTTATCAACTGTTTTTTTCTTAATATATTTTGCAATTTCTGGTTTTTCTAAAAATTGCTTTAAGGCTGCTTTTTCTTTATTGTATGTTTCTTGATCTTTTGATTTTAAAGCTGCTTTTAATTTATCTTTTTTCTTAGAAATAACATCTTTTAATTTAGTTTCAATTTCTTTATCACCTGTAAGAGTTTTAACAGTAGTGTCTATTTCTACTTTATTCCCTTCATCATCTGTTCCTGCATCTGTTTTACTTTCTTTTGCTTTAGGTTCTGATTTTGCTTTAGGTTCTGATTTTGCTTTAGTAGTTTTTTCTTTAGGTTCAGATTTTTCACTTGCTTTTCTACCACGTTGTCCTGGTTCTTTTAATCCTAGTGCTTTTAAAATTGCATTATTAGTTTGGTTTGCTTGAAGGGCATTACCTGAATCATCAAATTCTTCTTGTTTTTCTAGGGCTTTAGCAACTCTAGGATCTCTATCTTTACCAACTACTTTAGAACGGATAGCTTTAAGTACTTCTTTTGCTTTATCTTCATCTTTTTTAAGATCATCTCTTGAAATACCCTTATCTTTAAGTATTTCATCTGTTATATCTTTTGTAGCATCTTCTAAAGTTTGGTCTTTACCATATTTATCTGATACTTGTTTGTCATATCTTCCACCAAAATCAGGAACTTCATTTAAAGCACCAGCTATTTCTTCACGTATAATTTCAAGTAATCGAGTCTGTTTCATATTATATTTTATTAATAAATATTAAAGGGACATTACTTGTTTAATTTTTTGTATTCTTTCCTCAGTAGTACCTGATAGTTCAGAGTATCCTGTAATAGTATTAAATTTAAATTTATGTTGTTCTAGTAAGTTTTTAATGGTTTTATCAAGTTCCATTCTATATTCAGAATCTACTACACGAACTCCATTATCCTCTAATTCTACACCTTCAGGTGAAACATAAAATATATAATCATAATCTCGTATTAATTCAGATACAGCCTTATTTAAATCAGCAGATATAAAAAACGGAATAGTAATTGATAAATGACTAAATGCCATAACATCAATTACTGTACGATCTGTTATCATATTTTCATGAAGTAATTCACTAGCTCGTTCAGCTAAAAATATAAGTTGACCTTTTAATGTTGAATCTGTGTTTAATGGAATACCTAAATCACGTAAATATTTTGAACGTTCTGTTGCAAAATGATAGTCTGCAAACTCTGGTAATTCTTTTAAAGCATTAACTAATGTAGTTTTACCTACTGAAATTGTACCGCAAAATCCTATTTTCATAACTTTTATTTTATTTATTTATTTTAAAAAACTTTCTGCTACATAAACTCCATGCGCTCCCGAAACTGTTATACCACGAGCGGATAAAGCATCTCCTACGAAATGTACGTTAGGATACTTTGTTAAACTAAGATCTTTATAATTTACTAATGGTTCTGGTGAAAGATATTTAACTTCCGGCATATAAATTCCCCAATCATCTTTAAGTGTAGGAAATACTTTTTTCATATCTTCAATAAAATCAACAATATATTGAGCATATTCACCTAATGAATCATATAAATACATTAAATCCTCTACTTGAATTGATGATACATCTGTACCTTCTGATGTTAGTGATGGTTTACGTGATGGGCTATAGTATGTTCCAGTTCCATCAATTTGTACTTTTTTAACTGCTTCTCTACACCATTCAAATGGATTGTCAATACCTTTAATTTCCATTAAAATGCCAAAATTGGTCATTCCATTTAAATATTTAGGATCTTTTTTAGCATGTCCATTGTAACTTACATCGCCATATGTTTCCTCTACAGCAACAAATGCTGCATTATTGTTTGTACAAAATGAACGCAATGAAACACCTTTATCGTCAAATTTTCTATATAATTTAAAGTCATATGAAATATCAATTAATTTTTGAAAGTGTTCTTGTGGTGCCTCAAATCGAACACCAATTTGTACTGATTTGGGTTCATCTGGTAGTTTATATTCGTTTGCTAACTGTTGAGCAAAATCAATTCCTGACTTGCCTACTGCAAATATAAGTTCATCATATTGTATATTAGCTTGAAGTTCACGGTGGGTTTGGTTTTTAAATTTAACTATATTATTTTTAAAATCAATAGCATAAACTTTAGCTTCCCATTCAAATTTAACACCTTTAGACACTAAATAATTGTACCAATTTTTAGCAATTTCAGATAGGTAATCTGTACCTACGTGCCAAACAGGAAATAAACGTAAACCAAAGTATGGTTTAATAAATTCAGGTTCAGATTCAGGATTTGAACATTGTACTTCTTCTGGTTTAGGGTGGAAACGTTTGAAATTGGTAATCACTTGATCCATCAATTCCATTGCTTTTTCCTCACCTGTGTATTTTGATAATACACCACCAATTGCTGTATGGTAAGTTAATTTGCCATCACTCCATCCTCCAGCTCCTAGCATACCTGTCATTACCTCCTCAGGTAAGCGGTTATACGGATCTTTACCCATATCAATTATGGTAATAAGTTCTCCAGGATATCCATTGTCTACTAATTTAGTTGTAGCATTTATACCTGCTACACCTGCTCCTACTATTACTATTTTCTTGTCCATGTTTTATTTTATGTTTAAATATACGAAAAAAAAGTGACCTCCCAAAGGAGGCCACAGATCTCTAATAATTTTTTTAAGTCGACAGGCTATGAATCTGTCTGTAAGTTATTTTTTAATTAAATATATTATTTTTATTTTAAACCGCTCCTATTTTAGTTGCTAATCCTACTACTTCTGATGCTTTGAATGCTGATAATCCACCCTCTAAACCCGAGGCTATAGCACTATGTGCTTCCATTGCTCCCATTCCACTAGATACGGCAGCAGCTATTAAAACACTAGCATAAACTTTATGGGCTGCATTATATAACAATGAATTTTTATCTGTTACAGACTGGCCGGCATATACTGAAGGAAATGCTTTTAAAAGCATATCTCCAATAATTCCTAGGTATGCTTCTTCTAGTTGATGGCCCCATTTTTTAAGAGCATTGCCAACAACTGTTCCTTTTTTTCCATCTTTTTGAAAAAATGAAGAAATTTTATTAACTCCTTTACCTAAAGCATTTATTAATCCAGGAGCACCAGCTATTAATCCAACTGTTAATGCTATTCCTTCTTTAAGTTCTTTATCTTGAGGAGATAGTTTAATAGAATTTATATCTAATTCAAGAGATGCTAGGGCATTTTTTAATCCTAGTTCAGCATCTTTTTCAGCTTCAGGATCAACATTAGGTTCAACCTCGTTTAATGTCTTATAAATTTCTTCTCGTATAAGTTGTTTTAATTCAAATGCTTTCATATTATTTTTTTACTATTTTTTTTATTTTCTTTTGACGGTCTTCTAATTTTGTAGTTTTGTTAGTTTTAGATAATAAATTTCTCCAAAAATTTTCTGTATCGCGAGGGGTAGTGTCCTCTTTTACTTTAACTGTAATGGTTTTAGGTTCTCCAATCATTGGTTCATATGTTATTTCATATTCTCCGGCTTTAATATCTTTATTGTTTCTTACATTTTCACTTAAAGTACGATTAAGTTCTTCTTTAACTAATTGTTTTAAATTATCTAATTTCATGATTTATATATTTTTAACTTTAAAGTTCCTGTTCCTTTTATCACACGATGCCATTCGTGTTTTGGTATAAATATACGATCTTTTAGTGAGGTAGGCAAGCAATTTTCTAATTGAAGTTGCCAATTAGTATCTTCTAAAATTTCAATAGTACGAGATTCATCATCGCGATGCCACATAAGTTCTATTGGGTCTATATTTTCGTTAAATTCACGAATAATATATTTATCTGTAACTTCTATGTCAGTGTATGGGGTCATTTTTTATCAACACTTGAGGAAAAATTAGTTATGTAACTATAATCTGTTTCATATCCACCTTTATTTTCTACACTATAAATATTCATGTCAATTTTGAATCCTGGGTTTTTGTCAATTCTATTAAATGTCCAGGCATTATCCATCCATATAATTCGATTATTTGGGTATATAAAATAATTTCCATTCTCCATTTTAAATACATGACCGCATTTATGTTCAGGGGTTTCAGAAAAATTTGTATCTAACATATTTCTATTTTCATGAGACCAATCTAATGTAAACATATAAGAACCAAGTCGTTTTACTCCAGTAATGGATAGTAAGTCTGCTTGTAATCCACTTAAACGTTCCCTAATTTGAACATCAATATATGAACTAAAACAATCCCAGTACATATGTTCACTTAATGGTAAAATTTCAGCATCTTGTTTCCAACAAAATGCATTTATAGGTCTTCGAGTCCAATTTACACCATTTTCTAAAAACGCTTCAAATAATGGTACTCGTTTTTGAATTGATGCTACAGAATGGACATCCGCTAATGTAAATTCACCATGTCCTTTTTCATGGTTAAACATAAATTCATTACGAATATAACATGTAACTGTAGGGATGTTTGAATTTAAATAACTCATTTATTTTCTATAAGTAATTCACCTAATACTTCTAAACGACCCATTTCGATTTGAAATTGGTTTTGAGTCATATCTAACGATATACTTTTTAAAGTTTTATCAAATTCTTTTTTAGCATCATCTTTATTTAATTTACCAGCGGCTGCTTTTTTATAATATGGTAATTTAACTTTATAATGTTTATAAGTTAATAAAGATAAACCACCTGCTTTTTGAGTAGTATCAGTTATTTTTTCAGCACCTTTTAATCTAGTGCTAGCAAAATCTTCAATGCTTTCTTTAACTTCGTTTAATAGTTGGAGTAGTTTTATCATGATTTTTTATTTTTATAAGGAACAAATCCTGAGCCATAGGGGGAAGATTTGCCCTTATGGTTTGGAGCTACATTTTCTTTATTTAAACGTTGTGTTTTTGATTTAGACGATTCTTTACGGTTTTCAATATAATCTAAAGCACGTTTTAAACGAGATTTTACCTCAGGATCTTTAGCTTTACTATATGCTGCTCTAACACGTTGGTGAATTAAATTAATAATTTGGGATTGGCGAGCGTGTGATTTAGATTTAAATGAATCTTTATTTAATGTATCAACTATGTCTTCTTTAGTTTTAAATTTAATAGATACAGTATCATTTGGATTTTCATCTGTGTATAATCTTCTTCCGGATCCTTTAGGTTTTTTGCCTGTACCTGTTTTAGGATCTGATTCTTTTAATCCACCAGGTGTATTTAATTTTTTGTTAGTGTTAGCATCTGTAGTGTATCCACAAGTTCCCTCAATGATTTCTTTTAATATGTTTATTAATTTAATCATTTTGTTTTACCCCAAGTTTTACCTTTACCAGGTGTTTTACATTGAGCTGCTGTAGGGCGACATGAAGGATATTTTGAACGTTCTTCTCCTTTTTCTCTACCACAAGATTTATATCCTGTTATTTCACCATCTTTTCTAATTGGTGAATTACAATCAACCCATCCACCTTTTTTACCAGGTGCACCTTTGCGGGAAAACCAAGTACGGAGGGTTTCTTTAACTTTTTCTTGGATTACTTCTTCTTTTAAACCTTTCCAAATGCCTCCTTTACGGCATCTAACTACAGCACCTGATTTATAAGCGGAAGGTTTATCAAATTTACGATCAGCAATGCGTAAACATCTGTCACGTTTTTCCTTTTCTTCAGAAAGAACTTCATTAATAAGTTTTTCTAATCTATTCATCACCAGAATCCTGAAAAGGATGATTTTAATCCAAGTAATTTTGCATACCTTGGGAGTCTACAACTCCAGTATGAAGCTTTAGTTTTATCTGTTTTATTTTTGCAATCGTGACGTGCAGCAAATGCTTTTCTAGCTTTTGGATTATTTATTTTAGCTGATAGACCTGTTGTATCTCCAAAACTAATTTTTTTAATTTTTTTAGTTTGAGGATTTTTTACGTAAACATAGAATTTTTTAGATCCTCCACGTTTTGGTTTTCCAATTGGTGGATTTTTCTTTTTATCTTCTGCTTCTTCAAGTTCCTCATTTTCAAGTAAAAGTAAATCTAAAGGCACTTTTTGATTTTCATATAAACCAAAGTTACCTAAATCAGTTTCCTCTAAAATTTCTTTATCATCTTCGTTTACATGAATAATTTCACGTAAATATAGTGAACGAGCTTCTGCCCATAAATTAAGAAAAGAATCGGAACCATATCGGAACGTGTTTTCGGTAAGTGGGAGTTGTTTATCCACGTGATATCGCAGATTCTCCGACAATATTTCTTTTTTAACTAAACTTTCATTTAGTACAACACCCGTATTACCTACGTTGTCACAATCGTGGCAACCACAATTGCAAGCATCTTTTTTAGGTGGGGAAGATAAAACCTCTTTTATTAATTTACGTAAATGTTCCATATTAATAAATATTATTTATTAGTTCTAATATTCATTCTTAATGGGAGAAGTTTACCAGAAGCATTTCTAGCTACAATTTGATATACTAAAGGAGTAGTTTTACCTCCCTCTAATACTTCACTATCTGTTTCAATTCTTACTTCTAAAACTTTAGTTGTAGAACCTGGGTATTTTACTTTAACTGAATCTGGTCTTAGTTCGCCTACCATTTTGTTAGCATCTTTAGCAGTTGCTACATGATAAATAAATAATTTTCCTCCAGGTTTTTCTCTAACATACCAATAACCATATCCAAAAGATGAAGCAAGTAATTTTTTTACTTTACTTAAATCTACTCCATCAATAGATTCCCAATTATTTGATACACCTGTTTTATTAACATAATTATTTAACCCATCTGCTATTCTTTGAGAATCAATATTTAAAGTATCAAATATATCTGCAAATAATGGATTATCATTAAATTTTGATTTATCAAATATTACTTTACCTTCTTTATCAAATACAATAAATGGAAGATTTCCACCATTATATATCGCAGAACCACCCACATTTTTAATTGAAAGATAATATGTTTTGTTTGGTGTAGTAATTACTATATCTGAAATTTTTTCCCCTAAATCTTGAGGGCCATCAAATGAAAGTTGTCTTGAGGTATCAGATGTACCTGCAAAATAAATATCTTTAGATGTTAATTGGGAAGGATCAATTCCTAAGGTAGAAAATATTTGTTTTGTTTCATAATCTTCTATTGAATCTAAAGATTCTCCAGCAGCAGATTGTAATTTACCTAGTAAATTTTTTTCATATTTTTCACCTTCATTTGCTCCACCTGCTAAAGTAATTTGTACTTGTCCTTCATCTTCTAAATCAAATTCAAACATATTGTATTTTGAACTTAAATTAGGTCCTTCTTTAGGACTATATATTTTTATTTTAGGGGAATTAAATAAACTATTTAAAATTTCAATAAATTTATCTTTATCTATTTTATTTATATTGCCTATTCTAGAATCATTAGCCATTTTAGTTAATCCAACAGCTTTACCTTCTTTAGAATTTACAATAACATCAATTGCTTTACGGGAATTAGATGATCTAGTTCCTTCTCTTAAATCAATATTATGTTTAAACAATTCACGTTCAAGTAATAAATAATCCTGTTTATCCTTCATGTCAGGATATCCTTTAGGAAATTTGTAAGCTATATCACGTATAAATTGTTCTAAAATATCCACTATGCATTAAGTTTCATATCAATTACTTTTTTTATTGCTACAGCTTTAGCATTTGTTTTAAATGAATCATTCATTCCATCAAAAAGAGCATTTAATACCGAATCTAATTCTTCAGGTTTATTAATTTGTGCTAATGCTGTTTTTCCTATTCCTGTAAGATAATCTGTAAGTTTTTTAACTTCAGCAGATGCTGCAGGGGTTGTCTCAAGTTCAAGAAGATTTTTAATTTCTTCTTTAATTAATTTTTTTAATATTTCGTTTTTCATTTTATTATTTTTAATTTATTATGCTGGTGTTTCTTCTGGTGGTGTTTCTGCAGGAGGGGTTTCTGCAGGTGGGACTTCTACACTTTCAATTCCTGCTCCAGTAGCTTCCTCTTCTCCTTTAACACCATACCTTAACATGTTTGCTATAGATTGAGAAGCTCTTTCTTCTTCAGGTAAATTAAGTAAATAGTATTTTTTACCTTCTACTTGAGCAATCCAACTACGTCTTCCATAAATTAAATAAAAATTTTGGTCGTTTTTTAAATTAATTCTAAATGTAGAAGGACGGGGTGCTACCCAATCAATTGAGGATAAAAAATTATCATATTCTAAAGTAAGTAAATCAACTATAACTTTTTTAAGTTCAGGGAATTTAGTTAACTCATCGTATTCGATAGCTTCTGCTGGGGTAATAGTATTAGCAGAGTATACTTGACGGGCTAAGTCTTGAATTCTTCTCTTAAGTTGATCTTTAGTCATTATTTTTTAAGTTTAGCTAAAATAGCTTCTTTAATTTTTTTCTTTATTTTCGATGTAGCAATTTCTTGATCTATATACGATCCTCCATCTGGTGTATTAAATGAATTTTTATTAATAAATTTAACACCTGAAAACTGTTTTCCGTTTCTTAATGTGACGTCAAATTCGTTTGTCTTATCAACTGTTTCATCAATAGCTCCTTCTTCAGAAGCTACGTCTACCATAGCATCTAGTTGAGGTTCTTTTATTTCAAAATCAAGATAATGTTTAGCTGAAACTAACATATTTTTAGCTTCAATAATTTTTGCTTGCCACCAATGTGGAAAATCAACTTCTTGTTTACCTTCAAATTGATCAACCATTTTGTAAAGTTCCATAGCATATTTTCCAATACGATATAGATCAGCTTTAAGCATATGTGGTTCATCATCTTGATGGCCTAGATCAAGATCTTCATCTAATTCAACTCCTCTTGCTTTAAGAATATCAGCTTTAGTTACTTTGCCGTCTCCAGTTAAATCAGGAAATGATTTTTTCTTTTCGTTTAAGGGTTTAGATAATGCTGATTGAATCATTTCTTTTAGTTTATCTCCTTGTTCCATAGGTTCTTCAGTTGTTGGTTCAGCTAATTTATCAGCTTGTTTTTTTCTCATTTGCTTAACGGCGATACTATATGCGTATTGTTCGCCGTCCGAGCCTTTTGAGTTGTAAAGTTTATCTAAACGACTATTAATAATGGTCTTAAAATTCTGATAAATCTCTTGAGATTCCTCTGAAGTAAAAGGTTCATTAATAGGTTGTTCCATTTTTTAAGCTGCTTTGTCTTCTGCAGTTGAAGTTTTCTTAAATTCTGCTGCTAATTTTTTAATATTGTTAGCGGCGC